ATATGGAAAGAGTGAGTACACTAGTCAAAGACAAAGATACAGTTCAATCAGCAAAAGTATTTGATGATTCGTTTAGAAGATTACCTGCAACAGGAATGACACAAACACCTCCAACGATAGATCCTTTTAGAAGAATGCCAGGGACAGGTTATCAAGCGGGTGCAGGAATGGGTATTTTGGGAATACCTGCGGGATATGAAATTATTTCTGATTACAAAAGTCCTGAAACAAGGATGCAAGAACTAATAGAACAAAACAAAGTGGATAATACAAACATGTTTGACCTAGGTATCAACAAAGCAAAGAACCAATTATCAGAACTCGAAAGAGTTTTTGGTGTTGATATGCAATGAAAAAGATAATACAACTAATTAAATTAATAATTAAAAGAAAGGAAACTAAAGACCCTCATGAAATACATTGGGGTATAGGTGGAAAATGATAAAAATTACAGACGCACTAAAGGCTAGGGTTCAAGACCATGAAGGCCTAAGAACATCCATGTATTTAGATTCTCTAGGAAAAGCCACTGTGGGCATTGGCCATTTGGTACAACCACATGAAAGAGAAAGATTTGCTGAAGGGGTAGAGATACCTATGGATGAAATCACAGAGTTATTTGAAATAGATTTAAACAGAGCGGCAGCCGGAGCTGATATGTTGATACAAGATAATATTGGTCACGACTTGCCACAACACGTAGGAGAAGTTATACTAGAGATGGTGTTTCAACTAGGGACCACGGGCGTTTCCAAGTTTAAAAAAATGTGGAAAGCTATGAGAGTTAAGGATTGGAAGACCGCCTCGGCTGAGATGAAGGATTCGAAGTGGCATAAACAGACCCCTCGACGCTGTGAACATCTAGCTGAAATAGTAGCAAACACAAAAGGAGTATAGCAATGCCCGCACTAAAACACAGATCATTCAGAGGTAAAAAATCTGAACCAAAAAAAGAAAAAGACTCAGATATAGTAGGTAAAACTGCTAGTCGTAAAGAAGTAACTAGAGGTGAAAGAAAAAAAGCAATATCTGACTTCAAAAAAATGAAGGAAAGAAATCTTGCTAATATAACTCGATCTTCTTCTAAAGCAGGAATGAGCAATAAGAAGGCAAGCACAACAAGTAAATCATCTACTGCTCAAGCCGGATCAAACATCAAAAAGTCTGGTGGAAAAAACTTTAACGTTGGAGTATCTAAAGGTGGTGTTTCATTTGGTGAAGCATTTAGACACTTTAAAAATAAAGGCGTAAAAGAATTTACCTGGAACGGTAAAAGATACACTACAAAAATGAAATAAGATTAGGGGCATTAGCCCCTTTTCTTACAAAGTTCTTCTAATAAAATTTGGAAAACGACCTTCTTCTTTGAAAGTCATATAAGCTGCATACCAATCTTTTTTGTATTCAGATTGACAGAACTCTTTAATTGATTCTTCTTTTTCATCACTCTTAAAGAAATTTAAGAAGTGATTCATTGCTTTGTTGGTTAAATTAAACATCATAATCTCCTTGTTATTTGTGGAGAATATAATGTTATTTTTTCTTTTTACTTGTGCTTTTTAAATACTTCTGATGTGCTTTGATCTCTTGGTAAACTTCAACCTTAGACCAATGAGCCATGGCAGCTTTGTGAATATCTTCTTGAAATACTTTTAGTTGACCAACATCAAGTTCAATAGGTCTACCGATATTATCATTAGCTTCTTTTACTTCTTCTCTCGTTAAACTTAAAAAGAGTTTACCATCTTGATATACAATTCTACTCATTTTGCTTCTCCCCAATTAGGTCCTATCTTAGCTTCACATTTGACAGGAACATTTAGTTCAACAGCAGACTCCATTATCTCTTTGATTTCCTGTACCTGGGTCCGATTAGATACGGAAACATTAAGTTCGTCATGTATTTGAATCATAGGAAAAACCCCTACTTCCTTTCGCAGATTCACCATGGCGGTTTTGGTTTGATCTGCTGCTGAACCTTGTATTATTCTATTCAATGCTTTGTATGTATTGGCTCGTTGAATGTTATTCCAACTCCATTCTTTGATAGCATTTTCATACATCATTGTTCTCTTGTCACTCCAATCTCTATTTGTCCATAGATTGAAACGACATTTTCTACCCAACAAAGTATTAATAAATCCTTGTTGTTCTGCATGTCGGGTAGCCTTTGTCATAATATCTTTTAAAAAACTTACATTCTTATTATATTTTTTCTTAAGAGCTAGTGCCTCTTCATCTGTAGATTCTAGGCTTCCGGCTAAGGCTTTTGTTCCCTGGCCATACATCAAAGATAAACCCACTGTCTTAGCTTCTTTTCTTGAAATTCCTGCCATTTCAGCAGTTACCTGGTGAAAGTCCTTACCCTCTTCGAAGAACTTAACCATAGCATCAGCGCCCTCTAAATCGTGTTTTTTGGCATAATGTACGAGGAGTCTAGGCTCTTGCTGAGAATAATCTAACGATGCCCATTCTTCCCCCTCCTCTGGTAGAAATAAAGATCGTATCTTAGAAGCGACCACAGGATTACGAGAAGGAACCTGTTGCAAATTAGGATAGCTCATGGACAACCGACCACTGACCGTGCCTCTATTGTCTTCTTTTTTTAGCTGATTAATTTCTGCATGAATTCTACCGTCCACTGCGAACTTTATATAAGAGTCAACAAAGGTGGTATGAGCTTTGTTATATTCCCTAGCCAAAGCTAAATTACGAATGATAGGATTGTTGCTATCTAATAAATCATCTTTTACTATTTTTATTTGTTGATTCTTTTCTGTTTTCGCATACTTCTCTCCCACCTTATCAAATACTTGTTGTAAAACAGAAGGGGTATATATACTAGACTCATCTATTTTAATTCCAGTTTCTTTTGTAATCGACTGATATATTTTTTTCTCTTCTGCATTGAAAAACTTTTTTGTCTTTTCTGCTTTCTCTAAATCAATACGAACACCTTTCCACTTCATCTCTAATAAAATAGGAAGTAGTTCTGTTTCTAAATTAAATACATCTATTAAATTTTGTTTTTGAATTTCTGTTCTAAGATATTCCCATAGTCTATAAGTTAATCGAGTATCTTGTTCTGCATATATACCGGCTATATCTGATGGAACCATGTGCATATTCTCAATAGCTTTGAAACCATGTTCTTTACCAAAGTCTTCTAACAAATAAGATTCTTTTCTTTCCCCTAAATAATCTTTAGCTAAGCTATCTAGTTTGTAATTAAATCTATTCTCATCAATTAACGGAGCAGCTAATAAAGTATCGTATATTTTTGTGCATGTGCACTCAACTCCCCACCAACGTAGCCAACCTAAATCATAAATAGCATTATGAAAGATGGCAATTGGATCTTCTTTGAATAAAGCTTTCAACCAATTCTTTACTGCTTGCTCTGAATGATTTGCTCCTCGCTCATGTTTAATAGGAAAGTAACCATCAAATCCTTCAAAGGAAACTGCAACTCCAACTACATATCCTTTGTTAGTAGCATATCCAGGTCCGCAATCTTTTATTTCTGGATCATAGGTTTCTAAATCGATAGCGACCTGATCTATTCCTTTGACATCAGGAAATCTTGGTAGCTGCCATATTGTTTTCTTTTCTTCTTTTTTTAACTGATCTATTTCTTTTTCTTCGATCATAAAAATATTTCCTCAAATTGATATTGAGAACTAGAAGGTATTAAATATAAATTTTCTTTAGCTCTTGTCATAGCTACGTAAAAAACTCTTCTTTCATCGTCTCTATTTCCCCACATGTTATCATAAATTCTTTTGGATATATCAGAAAACACAACGACGTTCTGACTTTCTCCACCCTTGGCACCGTGTATCGTAGATAATTTTACATTCGCTTTTTTATCCAAGTCATGCCCTCTACTTTGAATAGTTCTCATGTAAATACGTTCGTATTCAGGTATCCTTTGTAGAACAATATCCCAGGGAGCTTTGAGTTCAACATTCAATCCCCAATCTTTTGACAATGCTTCATAAGAATATCTCTGATCTTCCTTTGCACCCGTTAGTTTTTTCATTCCTCTTTTAATACCTAACTTACCTGTCGGTATATATTGATAAAGATTTTTTACTTGATCATAAGAAATACTATTGCCTTCTTGTAAACTCATCCAAGAACGATAAGCCAATATAGTTGACTCACTAATAGATAACGAATTATTCTTTTCAAAAAAGATACCTTGTTGCATTAAGCTTTTAGCAACTTCATTAATGTAGTAATTTGTTCTTGCGAGTATCAGCCATTCTCCTTTTGATAAATCTAATCCCTGAAAATTAGCAGTTCGCATTTGCCCATCTACCTCCCTTGGTTTCCATTCTTTAGGAATTCTATCATTTATTCTCGATATTAATTTATTCGCTCTATAAAATACTTTGTTTGGTATTCTATATGATTGTTTCAAAACTTCTACATTACATTTTAAATTAATTAGTTTAGATACATCGGCCCCACTCCACCCATAGATGGCTTGATCATCGTCACCGGCTAAATAAATTTTCTCTGCTTGCTTCATCATGATATTGACCATGTCCCATTCAATAGGTTTAAGATCCTGGACCTCATCAATAATAACAATTCCTAGTTTAGGAGACTGATTAATTTGATTAAACTTCATAATGATATCGGTAAAATCCATTACACCTTTTCTCTTTTTAAAAACACGATAGAGTTTATCGGCCTGTAGTAATCTATTGACGCCCCCTTTTACATGAAGCTTTGATAGATATAGTTCTTTTTCAATAGTAGAATTTTTGACCCTGTATAAATCTAATAGATGAAACCCATTGCTTTCTTCTCCAATCATAGAATCTTTAGACCGAACACTGTTATGCAAGTCTATACCAGACTCATTATAGAATTCTACAAAGTCAGATTGACCAATGATATCAACACTTTTTAAGTTCAACCAATGATAAGCGCAAGAGTGTAAGGTCCTAAACCATTTCAAATCTTTCTTATCAAGACTAAATTTATCTACAGCTCTGTTAACAGCTTCGCTAGTGGCCTTCCTTGTAAAAGAAAAATAGCCAATCCTATCCGGCTCACGGCCCAGGGACAATTCTTTCTCTACAATATTTAAAAGTGTGGTTGTCTTCCCTGTCCCAGGGGGGCCTATAATTTTATAGACGTTATCTAAAATGGTTCGAGCTCCGTTCTTTCAATCTCTTCTTGGTCTATTTTATTAATTAAATTACTAAATCCTTCAGAGGGAACATACCAAACAAGAAGACCTGGCTTGCCATTAAGTTTTCTTTTTGTACTGTCCGCACCCATCTCTCGTAAATAAATACCTAATTTATTTTCATCTATCTGAGGCAATCTTTTATTTCTCATGTACTCTTGAAACTGATCGAGCCTAAAGAAAACCCTACTTTCTTCTTCACTTGTGTAACAAGAACCATTAACAATATCATCCATACCTAAAGCATTACCCTGGTTAACAATAAATTTTGTAAGATAATTTTTTAATCTGCCAACAGGAGACATTTCAAATTCCTTCACCTTCACTGCTTTAGAAACAATACCTAGGATGAATTGATCCCAATCACCTCTTCTCATATTAGGTGGCATCATTGCTATTTTAGCAAGACACTGCATTCTAAATTTATTTTGTTCATACATTTCTTGTAGCGACACAACTAATTTATGTTCTCCATTAACTGTCATCTCATAAATTGTTTCAGGTCCATCACCATACTGAAATACATTATCAATATCAGATACTTCGTTTGTCTCACCAATACCATATTTTCTAACTCTGCATTTTGATTTATTACAAAAGGAACACATTGGTTGATCATTACATTTATAACCCCAATCTTTTTTCTCGTGTTGTTTTGTTATGATGTTTACTTCTATGTCTGACAATGGTTGTGCCATTGCTGACTCGTTAAATAATATTAATTTTGTTTTCCAATTTTCTGGCCATTTAGATTTTGCATACACACCATAATGAAATAGTGCATTGTTTCTACCACCTTCTCCTACTTTGTTTTGTACCATTAGTTCTACACATGGTGGTCCATCAGAGTATGGTGTCTCTGGTCTTTTAACTTCTATTGTGCTGATGTCATCTTGTTTATATCTTTCTTGTAATTCAAAAAAAGCATCTAGTGTAGCAGCTTCGCCATTCTCGAGAAAGGCATATCTCGTTGTATTACTACAATTAAAGTATGGTAAATTTAAAAAGTTTCCTGTATCATCTTTTGATTTTAATTCTCTTTGTTTTGGAAATACTTCTGATCCACCATAACCTAACACAGATCTTATCTCATTAAGTTTATCTTGCATCAAACTTGCAGACACATAATCTTTTGTAAATAAAAATACATGTGCACCACCTGATTTAGATCTACATACTATCAGTGGTAATTTAAATTGTTTAATTTTGTTTATAAGTTTTTGATGATCAAAGCCTGCGTAAGAATCTATGTCAATACATCCCCACTTACATTTGTTGTCATCGTTAATTGGTATGACACCTAGACTATCTATTCCATCTAAATGTTTTTGCCATAATTCATTTGTGACTGGTTCTCTCTTGACAAAGGATTTACCTTTTACCTTTGTACCATTACCATTTGATTCACCTACAATAGTGACACCATGCGCACGGTCCAATCCTTCAAATATATTTTTAAATTTCTCAATCATATATTTAAGTGGGCGTTTCCACTCTCGCTTAGACGCCCACTACCTAGGATCTAGTAATTTGAATTAGACTTTGTAGTCTCTTCTGTACCGTGTTTAGCTTGGATCTCACCCTTACCCACAGATTCAGCAAAAGCTTTTGCCATATCATAGATACTTTTATCTGTGACTGGTCCTGCTTTTGATACATCCCAACCAAACCATGTTCCTTTGTCGTTAGACATCTGAACAGTGGATAGATTATAAATGTGGCTGTAAGTTGGCGGAGTAAACAAACCATTTTTACCCTGCATTTTAATACCCATCATCATTGAGTTCCATTTTCTACTAACTTTAAGTTGTGTAGATTTCATAGATATCAATGCTGTAGATGGATTATCTCCAACAGTTAATACAAAGTGGCTTGCAGTGTTTTCAAGATAGTTACCATTTGCTAATCTATCTTTGTAGTCTTTACCTCTAGTGGTTTGACTTACTATATCACTGTCTGCCTCGTGAATTGCAACAGGTGCACCAGTGCTGGTACCTCTATCTTGCCATTCAATGTATTGTCTTTTGTAAAAGACCGGTACGACTTGTAATGTGTCGAACAACTGATTAGTTACAGTGTTTATTATTTTGCCTGGCTCTGCGCCCTCGACATACTTACCATCTCTTTTGTTTACCTCTGGAGATAGTTGGCCCAAAATTTTTAAGAAAGGCAACGCAAGATCTTCTTGCGATATATTTTGAGCACCTTTGTTTGCATCAGCTTCCATATCAAATGTCGCTAATGCTCCTTCTTTTTTTGTTGCTACTTGGTTCATGTTTATTTGTTCCTTTTTATTGTTGTCTTATTCTCTGAGAAAACCCCAAAGATTTCCGTTGGCATTTCTTTTCCTGCCTCAATACGCTCACGGACTAACGCTTTCAAAGTCATGGGTTCTACCTTCATCTTTTGTGTCGGTTGGAACCCTTGACCTTTTGCAAGTTCGGCATAATCAGCCGCCTTGTTATCTTCGTTACGACCAAACGATACGAGTATCTCGTTTTTGATTATATCGCCTAAGCCATTTTCACGAAGCCAGTTAAACGCCGATTCTTTATTTGCCTCTGTTATAGTGGCACGATACGACGTTGAAACTTTAAGATGTGATCCATCTTGAAGTTTTAATTCTGCTAAACCCATTTCACTCATCATAGTAGGTATAACCTCTCCTGATATGCGTTGGTATTCTTTTTTTAAATCTTTTAGATTGTTTTCACTAGTTTCTATTCTAGTGTGTAAACCCTCTAACATTTCTACTTGATCTGCAAGAGACTGAATATTTTCAGTTTTACTCATTGCATCTTGTTGGTCTTTTTCAAAATCAATACTCATTTATTTCGCCTTTCTCATATAAGTTTATTTCTATTGAATAATATTTTCTTTCTTGTTTGTCCCATTTTAACAAATTATATTTGCCATGGGTAATATCAGATACAATTGAACATGCAACACCTATGATTGCAGGATCGCCTGTAAGTAGTAAATAATCTTTCTTTTTATATTCTTTCAAACCTTGTCTTAACTTATATATAAGTGGACCTGGTGAAAAAATCATTTGAGAAAACTCTGGTAACAAAAATTTAAATTGACCATAATTTGCTGCACCCATAATATTTATTTTTGGATTGCCTGCACGTGTGCCTGCAATTTCTTGTATAACATATACAGTAGGTACAGAACTACTTTTTAAATTTTCATATTTATTACTTTCTGACATTGACATATCATATAACATCCTTTATATCTATGTCAATAGAAAGATGAATTATAAATTTAAGACAAAACCATATAAGCATCAATTGACTGCTTTAGAGAAGTCATGGAATAAAGAAACGTATGCATATTTTATGGAGATGGGTACAGGTAAAACAAAAGTTCTTATCGATAACATGGCTATGTTATATGATAAAGGTAAAATTGATGGTGCACTAATTATAGCACCGAAAGGTGTAATTAAAACCTGGTATGAACAGGAGTTACCCACACACTTACCAAATCATATAGAGAATGTGTCTATTCTGTGGCAAGCTAATATTACAAAGGGACAACAAGAAAAATTAGAAAGTCTATTCGAAATAGAAACAGCACTTCACATTTTAGTTATGAATGTTGAAGCGTTTAGTACAGAAAAAGGTATGAAGTTTGCATCTAAGTTTTTAAACTCACACAAAGTATTAATGGCTATTGATGAGTCTACTACAATTAAAACACCAACTGCAAAAAGAACTAAGAATATAATAACTCTTGGTAATTCTGCAAAGTACAGAAGGATTATGACAGGTTCTCCTGTTACTAAAAATCCTTTAGATCTATATACTCAATGTGAATTTTTAGATCCTTATCTTCTAGATTTTACTTCCTATTATGCTTTTCGTAATAGATATGCAGAAATGAAAACTATGCATCTTCGAGGCAGATCTATACAAGTTGTTGACGAATTTAAAAACCTTGGTGAGCTGTCAGACACATTACAAAACTTTTCTTACAGAGTTTTAAAAGAAGATTGTTTAGATTTACCACCTAAAAACTTTACTAAAAGACATATAATATTGACTGCAGATCAGAGAAAAATATACGATCAAATGAAAAAAACAGCTATGGCTGTTTTAAATGGTAAGGTTACTTCAACCATAACAGTGTTGACTCAACTTATGCGACTACACCAAATAACTTGTGGTCATTTTACAGCTGATGATGGTTCAATTCAATTAATTGAAAACAATAGAATAAAAGAATTAATGAATGTATTAGAAGAAACAGAAGGTAAAGTTATTATTTGGGCTAACTACCAAAGAGATGTAGTTCAAATTATAAAAAGCATTGTTGACAAATATGGTCCGGGATCCGTGGTTGATTATTATGGATTAACGCCTCAAGAAGATAGACAAGATAATATAAAAAAATTTCAAAACAATAAGAATTGCAGGTTTATTGTAGGTACAACACAAACAGGTGGTTATGGTATCACATTAACACAGGCTAATACAGTTGTGTATTATTCTAATGGTTACGATTTAGAAAAAAGATTACAGTCAGAAGACAGAGCGCATAGAATAGGACAAACAAAATCGGTAACATATGTAGACCTTATATGTGAAGATACAGTAGATGAAAAGATAACAAAGGCATTACGTAAAAAAATAAATATAGCATCAGAAGTATTAGGTGAAGAATTAAAGGAGTGGATATAGATGAATTACCCAACTTTTTCTGTTGATAATTTTTTAGAAGATCCAGATCAAATAGTAGAGCACAGTAGGCAGTACAAATATATTAGAGCTGAAGATGGTAGATGGCCAGGAGAAAGAGCCGATTTATCAAATACAACTGTACATAATTTTTTATTAAATAAAATTTTTAGGGTCATACATCCTAATATGACTGATAATTTTAGAGCGTCAGCACAATCTATGTTTCAAAGAATAGATAATGAACACGGAAAGTCTGGATGGATTCATAGAGATACCAGTGATGAATTAACAGCCATAATATATTTATCTAAACATAAAGGTTGTGGAACTTCTATATATCAACCAAAGACTTTTGAAAGTTGTTCTACTAATGAAGACAATATTATTAAATCTAATTTTTATAAAAGTTTGAATTATAGTAAAAAATATCAAAAACAATTAGAGGCACATAATAATAAATTTAATGAAACAATATATTTTGAGTCTGTTTATAATAGGTTAATTATATTTAACTCTAACGACTTTCATGGTGTTAAAAATTTTAAAATTGGTTCTGAACCAAGATTAACTTTTATCACATTTATAAAATGGTTATCAGATGATAATTTAAAAAGTGGTTATTTAGAAAGTAGAAAAATAATATCAATTGCTAATTAAACTAAATCTTTAGCTTTTCCCATTACAGGTTTGTATTTTGTTTTACCTTCTGATTTAAATGCATGTAAAAAACTAGCTCTTGGTGTCCCTTCAATCCACGAGCAATGTATCCATCCGCTATTAGGTTCACCTGGAGTATAGAACTCAAGGATGAGCTGATCTGGTGAAAGGTTTGACTTAATCCAATCAAAAAGTTCAGCGTTGTCTACTCCCACACATTCGAAGTCTGCCGCTTCAGCTTTTGCATGCTGCGATCGTGCCGAGCTGCCGATGGCTTCACACAGCGCTACGCTACGGAACCCGCTGGTTATTTTTACCCTGCCGAAATGGTCCCGAACAGGTTGCAAAATATTTTCACATAATGCTTTTAGTTTTTCTATTTGCTCTGCGTTTGGATTGTTATTAATACCTTTACGGATCGCTGTATCTGATTTGATTAATTCTGATAAAGAAAAATTTCGTGATAATTGCATATATTTATTTTGCGATGTCTGAAAGTAAAATTAATAGCATGGCTCCCATACCACCAACTATCCAATACTCTAATCGTTTAATACGTTCTTGCATTTCTTTTATTTGTTCAAACGTTTGCTTTTGCATTATTCTGCAAAGCTTTTCATGTGATTCAATTTTTTGTAATGCCGATTTTTTAGCCATTATGTTGTCCTACTTGCTATTACCTTTTCCGTTGGTGATAATAATGCTTCTTGTGTTTGTGTCAAGTTAGTTTGTGGGTTTTTTATTTGTGTATTACTTGCCATTTTTGCAGGCATTGGTGTAACACCTAATGGTGGTGTTTGTACTTTACTTTGTAAACCTGTTTTAGGTGAACCAGGTATTAATAAATCTTTAACCGCAGGTATTATCTTTTTAATATTTCTTTGTATAAATCCTTCTTCTTTTAATGGCTTGCCGTTATCATCATAAATTAATCTACCCTCTTTATCTGTTTGATAGTTTTCTCTATCAGGATAGTAACCACCTTCTAATTCATTTGTTTCTTCATTATATATTTCTGGAAAAAATTTAACATTACTATACTTATCTATAATTCTATCTAATTTAGATTGTGGAAATAAAAAATTTCTATTTGCGCTATAAATAAATTTACCATCTTCTTCGTTAAGTCTATTCATTTGATCTTTTACAGTTCTAACTTTAGTTTCAAATCTAGGCTTAGAATAATTAACCGGTGTAAATCTACCATCTAATAAATTGTTAATAATTTTTTTAGAAGTTCCTGATTTTTTCATAATGTCGTAAATTTTATTTTCTGACAAATCCAACAATTTTAAATCTTGTATCCTAATGTACATATCTTTTTGTATTCGCAGCGCTTCTTCTTGCATTTGATTAAATGTATTAACCATGTCCGTAGGAGTTTTTTGTGCAAAGTTTTCTACACTGTAAAATTTTTCTGTTTCATCAACAGCTCTTAATAATCTATTCATTGTAGATGTAAAATATCTAAGATCTTTTTTAACATCAATTCTAATGATCCGTGTTCCAGTAAACAAAGCTAGTAATTCATCCATTAGGTTTACTGGTTTACCACCTTTAGTTAAATCTAATGATAAAGCATCACCAATTTTTTGACCACTAGATACAAAACCAGGTTTAACACCATCTAGTACGTGGATTAATGATTTAATAAATTTATCTCCAAGGTCATCTGATTGTGTGTACACAGACCCACCCCCATCTTTTTTACCATTTCTTGTAGTCACATCTATAAATCTATCAAACCCTAATGGCTCCGATACAAATGGTTCTAAAAATTTAGATACGGGTCCATTTTCTCCAAACATTAAATTCATTACAAACTGTTCTGTTTCTTGTGGGTTTAGATTTTGTTTCTGTGCTTGCGCAATCGCTGCGTCAAACGGTTGATATAAACTATCATAAGGACTAAAGTATGAAAAATTAATTGCAGCACTCTCACCATTCTTCCAACCTTTAACAGCTAACAAGTTTGATGTTGCATCCCATGATGCAGCTGATGATCTTTTGTATGCGTCCCATTGAGAACTTGAAGAATTAGTTAAGAACTGTGCAAGTTCTGTAAACCCTTTTCCAATAGCATAACTAGTCATAAAAGCACCTGTTAATCTTCTTATACCCATTTGTTGTATGGCTCTATTAGGGTGTGCAGCCTCTTTTAAACCTATACCAATAATATTTGCACCGGTTCTAAGTATTTCTGCAGGAAAAGATATAAAGTTTCCAAGTGGAA